CGCAATGCATCGCGCTGCGATTATGGCAGGGTTGTAAAACAACCAATTCCAATTCAGTATTGTGCAAAAAATACGACACCACAACAATTATTACAATTAGTCCAAAGAAATACTTATTACTGTACGTTTTTAATGGAAAAAGGTAGGTACATGTCTAACGTATTGATGTTGAAATCGAATAGAATGGTAGTTCCCAGGCATTATTTTGAAGCCAATACCATGGATGTTGAATTGCGTCATCCATCTATAGCAACGTGTAGGAGATTGAAATTGTCTTTATCGACTTCGTATAATATTCCAGAAACGGATTTGTTGGTGTGTAATGTTTCGCTAGGTTCTGTCAAGGATCTCACGAAGTATTTGCCACTACATGATCTAGAAAGTTTGGATTTTAATATGTCGTATCGCCTCAAAGATGGAGAAGACAAATTTCTCACTTATACAGGGTATGGTGTGCGCAGATGGACAGGTCATACTAGTAAAAATTTCTGGGGAATAGTTTATTCTGGTTTATCAGGAGATACTTTTGATGGTCTCTGTGGTGCTGTATTAACTAGCCGTACGCACGCTATCATTGGAGGATTTCATTTAGGAGGGCGAGCCAACACACCCAAAGGGTGTGCTGGTGTTATGACTCTTAAACAGTTTGAAGAGGCAGATAAAGCAATAAATGAAATACCAGGAACTTTAACGACAGCTGAATTTACTGAATTTTCTCCGCAATTTGGTGGTATCAAATTTATGACAGGTGAAAATTTGCACTGGAAGAGTCCTTTGCGTTATTTGCCAATCAACAATTTAGTAGTTTGGATGGGATCCTGCACTGGAATGAGCACCTTTGTTTCTAGGGCTCAAATGACACCAATCAGTTCTCATGTCGAACGATTAATGGGACAACCCAATATATACCGGCCTCCTTATGAGAAGCCTCAGTATAGAGCTTGGCAGGAAACGCTAGAGTCGTTGTCTACTCCAGGTGGTGATATCGATCCAGAATTAGTGACTGTATCGGTTCAAGATTATTTGAAGGATGTATTACCTTTGTTTTCAAGCGATCTTTTTGTTACAACCAGACCGTTGACTGATATTCAAAATTGGAATGGGATTCCTGGTGTTCAATTTATAGATCGAATCAAATTGGATACTTCCATTGGATATCCCCGTTCTGGCAAAAAATCTAAATATGTTGTTGAAGTTGAACCAACTGGAGATTACGCTGTAGTGGTGGAACCAATAGATGAAATTAAGGAGGATATTGCAAGAACTTTGGAGATGTTAAAGTTGGGAAAAAGAGCTAATTGCATTGCGAAAGCTTGCAAGAAAGATGAAATTCACACAAAAGATAAGTGTAGAGTTTTTTATTCCAAC